CATTTTCAGCGAATTACAAGGACGACGTGGAAAACACAGGTAGACTGTTGGCATCATCCACATCAGGTGGATCGACTACTGTCAGTGCATATAGAATAAACGCCCTGGCAAAATAATACCAAATTCTGGTAAATATACTATATTAATAACAATCATGCGGGAGATATGGAACCATGACAACAAGAAACTTTAGAGTAAACAACGGTTTGGAAGTAGGTGATATAGTAGTATCAGCCTCAGCAAACACAATCACAGGCGGAGCAACAGCGGCACCAAGTGCTGACGGTCAATTCGCAAACAAGAAATACGTAGACGACTCGATAGCGGCTATTTCGCAATCGGCTATTTCGCAACTTAACTCAAACGTAACTGTAACTGACTCAGGAACAGGTAAAGTTGAGATAACAGTAGACGGCACAGAAGTGGCGGACTTTGCGACAGCGGCAACGACGATCACTGCCACAGGGGCAATCAACCTTTCAGCAGGGTCAGACGTAGTAATTCCAACCAACATTGGACTACACTTCACTGACGCCAACGAGAAGATTGAATCAGATGGTACAGATTTGACAATCAACTCAGGAGCAAAGATTAATTTAACAGCAACATCAGATGTACACTTACCAAACAACATTGGAATGGTGTTCGGTGATGCAGGTGAGAAAATTGAAGGTGACGGTACAGACTTAACTATCACATCTTCAGGTGCATTGAACTTAACTGTAACAGGAACAACAACAGTATCTGGCGCTTTGACAGTAACAGGTGACCTGACAGTCAACGGTACAACGTCAACAGTCAACTCGACAAACACAACTATTGCAGACAACCTTATTGAACTACAATCAGGTATATCAGCAGGAAGTAACGATTCAGGTATCATCATTGAAAGAGGATCAACAGGTAACAACGCGGCAATCATCTGGGATGAGTCGGCAGACAAATTCACGATGGGTACAACAACTGCGACAGCGGCTGATAAATCAGGTGGTATATCAGTATCAGTTGCAACATTGGTTGCCAACTTAGAAGGTACAGCAACAGCGGCACAATATTCTGACGTTGCTGAAAGATTTGCATCTGACTCAGTATACACACCAGGAACAGTTGTAGCATTAGGTGGCGCAGAAGAGATAACACAGGTGAACGAAGAAGCATCAGACGAAGTGTTTGGTGTTGTTTCTAGCCTAGAACAAGCGGCATTCAAAATGAACGACGGCGCAGGTAACAATGAAACTCACCCTTACATTGCAATGACAGGTAGGGTTGATGTTAAAGTTATCGGTATAGTTAACAAAGGTGACAGACTAATTTCTGCATCAGTACCAGGATATGCTAGAGCGGCTACAAAAGCAGAATGCACAGCATTCAACGTAATTGGTAGAGCATTGACAAGCAAATCACAAGCGGGACAAGGTTCAGTATTAGCGGCAGTAAGAGTAAGCCACTAGTAAATATACATACTTTTTAGTAAATTAAAAGGGCGGCTTTATGTCGCCCTTTTTTTATATCATTTATAAATAATTTTACGTTCATCCAATGGGACGGAAGTAGGGCAACCGAAGGAACGCACTTTACAAAAAATAGGGAGAAGTGCGTGAAAGAATTAATCATCGAGCATAAGTTTCGTCACCTGCATTTGAGAGTGTTCAAGGGGATGGAAGATGACTATGACCTTGTATTCACTTCCTGTGACTATCCGTATTTCAGGGTGCAATTTCGAAATTTAGACAAAATAAATTTAGATCATTTGTATCCTTTGTACAGAAACAGGGCATGGATATTGCAGTGGTTGCCACCAAGATGGTGTCATTACATTGTTATAGGTGCGTAATCAAACAATCAAGTCTAGTATAGTTTGTAACTTACCTTTGATACTTTTATTGTTAAGTGTGTTTTTAAGGCCCATGTGCAAGTTCTTAGGCCAGCACTCAAAAGCAGTCCAACAGTATCCTGAATGTTCTGCATTCAATTTAGGTATGAATTCAGATTCTATCGCAATAAGATATGTGTGAAAGAAAAATTTTTGGTCATTGGATGTAAACATCTCTAGTGGTATGACTTTTTTAAATTTAGGCAGACTTCCAGTTTCTTCCTCGATTTCTCTTTTGAGTCCTTCGAAAGCGGATTCAGTAAATTTCGATCTGCCACCAACTAATCCCCACATTCCTTGTGTTTTTTTATCCGTCCTCTGTAGGAACAGGAAACGTTTGGTGCTTACTGCATAGAATAATGCTCCAGAACAGACTATGTTTTCTTTCATAACTTATTATAACAATTATGGCGTCTGGGCGTCAAGGCTTGAATTGTATCCTGCGTCGCTACCACCATCAAGCACTATGCTCCAGTTACCTTGTGTATAGACACCCTCATAGGATTTCACCCATTCCGTTCCGTTGAATCTGTACTGTATGCCTGTGTTAAGATTGGTAACGTAGTGTTGCGTCGAATCTGGATCTGATGCATCAAACTTCTTCTCCCATTTGGCACCGTCATATTCTATTATATCGCCAACGCTGGCCACTATTGACCCCCATGTTGCACTCTGGAAACTTGCCGTTGAATCACCGATATCATTTATGATTAGATACCTGTCACCTGTAGCAGGCGTGCCTGGATCAAATGTTGCAGGGTTAATGATTTTTTTCACCGAGGTCAATGTGTTATCCGGTATAGTATCATCATCTATCGTGTACAATAATATTGTGTCATCTAAGGTTGTAGTTGCTATTGTTCCTATTATTTCATTTCCGTTCGGCTGTGTAAGACGTATTTGTGATGTACCGTTTATCACCTTGCCGTACTGATCAATCAAAATTTTCCAGTTCACTGCTGGCCCAAAAGTTTCAAACGGATCAAAGTTGTTGGGCTCATTAGCACCTGTGTGGAATCCGTCACCACCAGATTTAACATTTACACCTGTTGTACCTAATAGTCTTAATTGGTTTCCTGTAACCAATAATCCAAAATTGTTTGGTGTTATGAAACTTTGTGATATTAATGGACCACTAATCAATCCTTTGGCTATGCCACCTTCATCGTCATACATGCTCATTATGATTTTTTGTACCACTCCTAGTTTTTTAACTTTCACTGGTGGTGATAACCAGATTGGCATACTGAAATTCATTGTTGCTACATCAATCTCAGAATCTGCACCCACCGGAATAGTTCTAGAACTAAATGTGATACCACCCAATTCAACATAACTCAAACTGGTCCAGTCTAGGTAGTTGTCTGTCTTTTGTATTTCGAAATCTGGGTTGAACAAATATAGGATTTGCTCCATAATTTGTAGTTTTTGATCGGTGTTTGATGAGAAAATATCTGCCGTGACTTCTAATCTAAAAGGTGACGGCATAACCTTTTCCACCGTGTATCCAGCACCTAGTTGGTTAGTGTAATTGCCATCAGAATCCACATCTCTTTCTCTAAGGTGTTGTTTTTCTACAAAATAAGGGTTCTGCATTCTTTCCCTATCATAGTTTAGTTCTCTGACGTAACATGCAATTTTCGGTGCGTAATTCAGTGCGTTTTCACTATTATTTCTAATAATATTTGCCACTTGTCTCGTTGGATCACCGTAAACCACAGGCACCGATCTCAGGTTAATTGAACCATCCTTGCCTCTACCAGTTTCCACAGAGAAATTACTCAATATCCTTATAAATTGAGTGAGAAACTTCCTAACCTGTCCTTCGTAAAAGTGTAGCATTAGTTGTCAGCCTTAGGTTTAAGGGCTTCGGTCAACGATTGTCTCTGTTTCACCGTAAGTCCATTTATTGTAGATTCAGTTGTGTTGTTTACAAAGCCTGTCTTGTAATTTAACCTTGAATCGTTGTTGGTCATACTTATTCTGACACTGTCCTCGATTTTTACCCATCTATTACCGTCATAACGAAATAGCCTGTTTGGCAGATAATCTGTCCTTAAGAAATAGTCACCTTTGTCAACACCACTGGTTGGGAAAGTTATTCCGAATCCTGCTGGGTTGCCATTAGGTGCTACACCATCTCCATCTAAATAAAAACCATAGTGTGAACTAGCAGGAGTGTCTATTGTTGCGTTAACAGTGTTGTCACTGCTGGCTCTCTGTTCTTCTGTATTGACATTTTCTGTTCGTATGTTGCCTCTTTCATCTATGGGTGCAACGTAGAACTGTTTGTAGTTGAATCCTGACTTAGGTGCATCCGCTTCTGCCTGTGCCACAATTTGATCATTGATTGTTTTTTCCCTGTTAAAAGTTGACATATAATTAGCAACAGAATTTTCTGTAGTTGCAT